ATCATCCGATTTGTCAAACCAGAACATTCGGCCGCCGCAGGCGGGGTCAAGAACAGGCTGATACGCGCTCATTTCGTGTCCTTCCTCTTGTATTCGTCCACGAGTTCTTTCCACTGCCTGCTTGCATCCATAGTGTCGCTGTACCAGTTTGTAGAGAGGTGCTTTCGGGGGCATTGAAGCCGGTATATCGACTTGATGTAATCCCCATCCTGTGTATGGCTCTTAACGATTTTGGGTAGTCTGCCGCACATTGGACACCCGAATTCGTTGCGTCTGCGTTTGAACCACATGACTATGCCTCCGCGTCTTTGTTCCGCTTTCGGCCCGTCCGACTCAACATAAAGCCGTCCAGATAGAGCTGGAACAGGCTCACATACAGGCCGTCTTTTATATCGTCTTCCGGTTTCGCATACAGTCGTTCGTTCAGGAGTGCGACTGGCAGTCCGGTGCGTTCCTCCCGTTCGATGTGGAAGGGTATTTCCTCCTGGCCGTCTGCGGTCTCGCGGACTGCCACGCCGTAGTCGCCCACCTGGGGCTGAAGGTCCGGGCTGCTGTCATCGATGTCTTCATAGTTGAGACAGGACGGCATGGAGCCGCTGTAGCCGAGCATGGAACGGCAGTGTTCGGCGGTCTTGTGATATGCGTCTATTTGAGCTTTGACCACTGCATAAGCAGCCAAGTCATGCTTCTGCAGCAAAGCATTGGCAAGCCGTAATCCCTCAACCTCGCGCTGATCACACCATTCGATAACCTTGTGCAGTGTCTCGTCTTGCTGACTCACGTTCGTGGCCATGTCAGTGCTCCTCTTCTTCGATTCGGATTGTGATTCGGTACCAGCCTTTTCGGCTGCTTGGCTCTCCGCCGCGGTAGTCGGGGCCGATGAGATGCTTTGAGTCATCGTCGGGCCAGAATCCGGTATCGGTGAGCGCGTCAAGGATGGCCTTGACCATGGGCGCCGCGTTCTCCGGGTCGAAGCGCCCGTGGGTCAATGGGTGAATGACGGCAGTGACGTGCACTGGGAAGTGTTGTGGCCTGTGGTGTCCGTTTTGGAGCCAGAATCTGGCGAATGCCATGGCACGCTGTTTGACTGCGCTTGTGTGCGCGAATTTCACTCGCCAGTGGCCGCGACGGTTTTGCGTCCACCATTCGTCCCGTGGAATGTCCACGACGAATTCCTGCATCATTCCTCCTCTTCATCGGCTTCTTCTTCGCATAGTGGGCATGGGATGGGGCGCGCCGGATACAGCGCGCACCCATGCCTGGGACATACCGGTTCCACGTCCGGCGGTTCCAACCATTCGCGCATCAGAATTCAGGCTCTACTGGCGCAGACCACGGGTTGGCTCCCTGCGACTGCTGTTGTGCCTGATACGGCTGCTGATAGCCGCCACCATTGGAGTTGCCGCCCTGGTATCCGCCTGACTGCATCTTCTGCACCTGAGCCGTCGCATAACGCAGAGACGGGCCGATTTCATCAACCTGCAACTCGACGACCGTGCGGTTGGAACCATCATTCGCCTGATAGGAACGCTGCTGCAAGCGACCCTGCGCGATCACACGCATGCCCTTCGCGAGGCTCTGCGCGCAATGAGTGGCGAGGTCGCGCCACGCGCTGCAGCGCATGAACAAAGCCTGACCGTCCTCGAGCTGGTTCGTGCTGCGGTTCCAGGAACGCGGCGTGCTGGCGATCGTGAACGACGCGACCTGCGCACCAGCGGACGTCGTGCGCAATTCCGGATCGGCGGTAAGATTGCCGACAATCGTGATAACGGTCTCTCCGGCCATCACTCAGCCCCCTTCACGTCGGCTTCGGTATCCTCCGGCGTATCCGCTTCCATGACATCGGCGGTCACGTCATCAGTCGCATCGGAGGTGATTACCGGTTGGAACACGTCGCTGTAATCCGGCGTGGTTTCGTCAACGCTCGCGGCTTTCTTCGCTTCGATGCTGACCGGCATGTACTTGAAACTGCGGCGGATGATGGTCTTCTTCGCCATCTCCACGAAGTTCTTCACCCACGGTCCGGTGATCTGTCGGCTGCGATTGCGTGGCGCGTACTTCTCACGGTATTCGAGCAGATCGCGTTTCGACATGTAGTCGGCGTATCGTCCGCCGTTCGGCAGTTGGACGCTGAGATACACGAATTTCAGCTTTTCCTCGCTATGGTCGGCGTCCACGTTCACCTCGTCGGGGCATTCGATGGTCGGCACGCCGTTCTCGTCAAGCTTCAGCTTGATGTTATCATCCTCGTAGACGGCTCTCGGCTGCGCGTAGATTCCACTGTTCTCCAATAGTTTCAGCATTCCCTTGTAGCCGATGACGAACGTGGCCTGCTTCTCGCCAGTGGCATAGTTCTTGTTGCTGTATGGCAGGATGTACGCCTGTCCCAAGCCGTCCACGTCGGACGGGCGCAAGCCCAGGGCGGCGCACTGCATGAAGCAGGAAAGAACGCTGACCGGCGTGCATTCCGCCAAGGCCGGCGTGCGGTTGATGCTGCTGATGCACATCTGCAACAATGCCTCGCTGTCGAGGTTGCCTCCGATGACACGTGCGATCTGCGGCCATGAATGCTCCACAAGCTGCTTGAGCTTGCCCTTCGGATTGAGCGGCTGCAACTGCTGTCCCTGTGCCTGCTGTGCGATTGCTCCCATGATTTACTGCTCCTTTTCTTCGATGGCTTTGAATGCGAATTTGCGGTATGTGGTGGCTTTGACGGTGTACTCCTTGCGGGTCGTCGTCTTGTATGTGGCTTGTAGGTTGCCGCAGCGCACGCCCGCATGCGAGCCGATGCGCAGAATGATCTGCTCCTGCAATTCCTTCTGAGCGGACTTCATGTCATTCAGCATTCCGGTGGCGCTCTCGTATCTTGCGAGCATGTCGTACAGGTCGTCATCGTCGCTTTCGTCCACGATGTCCGGCGTGGGTTCGGGGAACGCCTTCTGCACATCCCCGCCGGTAAGCTGTGGTGGAGTGCCGGAAGTGACGAAATGCCAGAAGTCGGCTGCGGCCTTGTCGATCGCGGCCATATCTTCCACGTCGGCCTGGAACGGGATCTCTACCGGCTCGTCGTCTCCGATGGCGGCGTACACGTATCCCCACGTCCATCCAGTGACGAGTGCGTAGAATTCGACCTGAGCGAGGTAGTAGGGCGGGATTCGGAGGTTTCCGTCCTCGTCATGCCAGTCCCCAGCTCTACGGCCACCCGCCGTCTTGATTTCGAGGATTCCGAAGCTCCCGTCCTCCCCTTGCAGGATGCCGTCAAGGGAAGCGCGCAGGTATGTCTTCTCGCGGCTGATGAACTGCTTGTCGGTGCCGTCTGTGACGATCATTTCCGGATGCTGCGCGCGGAAACGCTTACGAAGCTCGTTTTCCAGGGCATTGCCCTTGACGATCGCCCACTTGTCCGAAATGTCCTCCGGCTCCACGCGGCCGGTCTTCTCAAGCCACAATTCGTAAGGCGTTTTGAAAGCGTTCAGGCCGAGAATCGTGCTCATGTCCGAACCTCCCACACCGGCCTTGCGGCTCTTCAGCCACGCGAGATGACGTTCCGTCTTCTTGCACTGCCGGAAGCGCTCGATCGTGTAGCGTTCCGTATCCTTGAGTGGAATACGCTTCATTTCAGGCTCCCTGCTGATTGCTTGGCTTGTTTATGTCTGCTTTGATGATGTCGGCGTCGAAATAATCGACCAGCAGATTGGCGATGCCCAACGCGGACGTCCTGAGCTTGGTGATTTCTGCCTTGGACTCTGGCTTGATGGTGAAAACGCTCTCGCTATCGAAATGGAGCTTCACTTCGCCACATCCTTGCTGTAGTTGGCTTTGATGTCCATCAATTCGCCGGTGAGCAGTTTCGTGGCGAAACCGTAAACCACCTTGTCGTTGGCTTGGAACGCGGTGCGCTGCAAGGCGCTCACCGCGTCGAAGATGCCGACCAAGGCGTTTGCGATGATGATGCGCGGATCGGCTGTGGCTTGTGGCCCGACGATGATGGTTCCGACGGGGGTGATGTCGCTCGGGGTGAGTTTCGATGTGGTGGTCATGGTTTCTTTCTTCTTTCCGGTTGTGGCGTTTTTCCGTGTTTTGCGGGGGGGATGCTGGTCGAAGGCCGGTAGCAGTCCTTCCTTGCGGAGTTGGCCGATGATGTTGCCGGCTGTTTTCTGGCTTATATCGAGCGCTTCGGCGGTTTCCTTGCCGTCGAATGGTTGGCCTTGGTCGATGCGGTTTCTGCAGTGCGCGAGGATGAGGTCTCGTTTCGACGGTTCCGCCGTGGGCTTGCTGACGGCCTGATAGTCGGCCAGAATATCCTCATGCGGCTTCTCCGGCTCTGGCGGTAGGTCTTGCTTGACAAGTCCGGCCTTGCGCAGGGCCCGCATTTCGCCGATCTGGAGTCCAGATTCGCCGGACTCGTCGTAAATGCTTTTGAGCTCTCGGAGCTCGTCGGCAGTGTATTCGTGTTTCAATGGTTTCCTTTCCTGAGTCTTTCGATGAGCCGATGGTTTTGCCTGATGAATTCGTCCACGTCGATGCCCTGCTCCGTCAAAGTCGGGCGTATGTAGCTGCCGACCATGAAGCCTCGCGGCTCACACCGGCCGGTCTGACGGCTTCCAGGCACGAAGTAGTGGCCATCATTGTGGGGTTTCATCTCGCTACCGTCCTCGCGTACTGGTGTGCTGTGGCCCAACGCTCGGCCACGGCACGCTGGTATCTGACCTTGCGCCTGTCCTGATGGCCTTCGGGCGGTTCCACGCCGATTTTCAGATATGGCGGGCCTTTGCCGGTGCTCCGCCAGTTGGCGAGCGTGCGTACGCTCATGCCGAGCATGACGGCCAGTTCGTTTGGCGTGAGCAGATCGGTCATGGCCGGGCGTCCCGAATGTCGCCCATCGGGTTGATGTGGAGGCCGTCGAGCATTTCCGGGTTGTCGGGGTCGATGTCAACGCAGAGCGCCCATGTTGCCACCTTTGGTTTGTTTTCGTTCATGATGTGTTTCCTTTGCTTGTTTGGCGTTGTGTGCCCCACCATGACGAGTGGATGGGGCTGAGTGGCTGGCATCGGAGTCGAACCGATGCCGTCCTTGGATTCCGAGCGCCCCTTTGATCGTTGGAACACGACCTGAACGTGTTCACGGCCGGTGGCGTGGCCGACGGTGACTGAAGCCGTCAGGCGGACTTGAAAGGGTTTGCAGGCACCGGAGCGCCTGCGTTTTTTGATAGAGAGAGAAGAGATTGGAATCCTTGGGCGGGCGAACCGTCGCCCAACCAGTGCGCCGACAGTGTATGTACGGCAGAGAGATGGTCGGCGCGTGGATAATAATCGATATTCAGTTATGTGTCCCCGCCAGCCGACATGAGTGAACGTGGATGTCCGCGCAAAACGTCCCTAATTTGGTTTGTTTTGTTGGACTATCGGCTGGTGGGAAGTCTTTTAGTCGCGTGGGGCGAATCTGACGATCAGCCACAATGCGGTGGCGATGTACACGCCTTCCACCATGAGCGCGGCGGTGGTGCTGCCGCCATGCCATGTGAGCATGATGGTCAGGCTGGAGATGAGGCCGATGCTGACGATGGCGAAGAGGATGCGGCGGCGCGTGTAGTTCGGCTTCTGCCGCTTCTTCATTGCTTGCATGTCTTCAATCCGGTAATCATGGTCAGTCATCGTCGCTCCCAGTGTTCACTCGTTTTAACGGGAATGCTTCAGACGGGAGCGTTTCGCAGACTTCCGGCCACTTTGCATACTGTCTATTGCCATTCCAGATGGGATCAGA